TCCCGCCTTAACCGGGAGGGCATCAGACCTATCACCCTCCCACCTACTCTGAAAGGAAGAATAATGACTGAAGAAGAAAAGAAAAAAATCATAAAGCAACATCTGGATGAAATCGCCAAAATATGTCCACTACGCATCGGCGTCTTCGGCTGGGAAGAGGGAGATAAGATTAAAAATACATCTTTTATCAGCGGGGATGCCTTAAATCTGGGTTACATGCTGGCTAAGATAAAAAAAGATGCCCCCGCCGCCTTTAAAGCAATGAAGCTTGTTGAGTTTATGGAGAAAGAAAATAATGACGCCAAAGAAGACTAATCCCCTTAAATTAGAAGATATATTGTTTAACCTCTGCAAACAAGTTGAGCAGCAAAATAAAGACCTTATTACTATCGCAAATATTGTCAAATTCAATTTGCGTTTGAATGATAAATACAACGCCAAACTGCGCCGCCTGGAACAAGAGGAAGAAAATTTTTTTCGCTGGAATTGCATCGTTCTTTGCAGCATCGTTTTTGTTATGCATTTTTTAATGTGGTGGTGTGAGTAATGACAAACTGGGAACAAAAGCTCGACCGGCTGTATCCGAAACTTCGCATCGGGCGCAAGTGTGCCAACCCGGCTTGTAACCGCCAAGCCGCGCATATACACCACATTGTGCGCAGAAACGTTGACCTTTTACGCTATGACATCAACAATCTGCTGCCGCTGTGCGAAGAATGTCATCGCCAAATCCATGACGAAGGCCTTTACAATCGCGGCATGGATTTTGTTGACGAACAGCGTCGGAATTACCTGCAAAGGATGAAAAACATCGACTTTAAACAATTCCTTTTGGAATTGAACATAACCAAAGACGACTTTTTCGCCCAAAAGGAACGCGAGCTTTTGGCTAACATCGGCAAAACCGAGTTTAAGCAAAACACGCCCGAATGGCTGGAAGAAAAAAACTGCGGCATCGGCGCATCGGAAATTGCCGCCGTCGTCAAGTCTTTTGTCCCGCAAAAGGAACTGATGGAGCTTATGGGCGAAAAACCGGCGCTTAATTTCCTTGCCGAAGACCTGTATTCCACCGGTTATCAGGTGTACCACAAAATCAAGCGCGGCTGCCGTATCCCATCCCTGCCCGACGAATTGTCCATTTACGGACACGCCATGGAAAAATATCTTGACTGGAAAATGCGCGACAATACGGATTTTGCCTGTCAGGGAACCGAGGATTTTATCAAAAGGCCGGACATTTCCCCGTATGCCGTTTGCTCCCCGGACGGTTATGCCGAAAGCCTGCACGACAGCTTTGTTGACGTCAACTGCAAAACCCATACGACAAAACGCCTTGTTTGGGAAAAAAAAACCGTCAACCCGTTCAAAGCCGCACGGGAAAATATTTTTTACAACGGCCTGCCGTGGCAATACATCTTTCAAAACCAGTATCAGATGCTTTTGTGCGGCTGCGAGGCGGGAATTATCTCTTCTATGGTGCTGGAACCGGACACGCCGTTTAACCGCGGCCGGATTGTCGCCCTGATAGAACAACGGCAGTTCGAAGAAATCGACCGCCTGTTTGAAATCCGCGTTGACAACTTTATTTACGGCAAAATCCCGGAAATTCAAGCTACCATCCTTTCCGCGCTCAGGCACTTTGAAACTGCCGTCGCCGAAAACCGCACGCCGGAGATTAACGACAAGTGCGCCCGGCTCGCCGAACAGGACTTCAAGATTTATCAGGCGGTTTACAAACAAAACCCCGATGCCCGCAAGCTTGCCACCTCGCAAGACGAATTTCAGGGCATAACCCTGTACGAGTTTTTGAACGACTACATCGGGCTTAACGAGGTGATTAAGGACAACAACGCGCAGGACAAGCTCCGCAAAACCCTGCTGAAAAAATACATGTACGATCATAAACTTTGCGAACTTTACACGATGGACGGCGGCTCCGTGCGCCTTTCCGCCAACGGTTCGCTTTTAACGAGGGCAGTAAAATGACAAATGAAATTACCATAAAGGAAGAGCCGCAGATTCAGAAAATCGCCGACTTTTTTGAAACAAGCGGGCTTGTCGACCTGTTTGTCAACCAGTACGGTTATCCGCGCGATTATGTCTGCCGCGAGGGGATGGCCTTTGCCAACAAAATATCTATGCACGATTTGCAGGAAAAAGACAGCGACAAACATTTCAAAAACTGCTCCGCCCTCTCCAAGCAACAGGTATTCACTTCAATTTTGGCATGGGGACTTCCTACCGATTCCCGCGATTTGTACTACCTTTACAACAACCGCGGACAACTCACCTGCGAGCCGTCTTACAAAGGGCTTATTTACATTGCCGAACAAAACGGATTGAATGTTCACGCCGGTTTAATTTTTTCAGGCGACAAATTTCAAATGACCGAAGCTTCCGACGGCGACGCCTACACGATTGAACGTTCCGACCCTTTTGCGCGCAAGGAGATTGTCGGCTGTTACGTTTATATCACCTGCAAAGGGGATAAACGAGTTTATACCTATTCTTTTGAAGAGCTGGAAAAATCACGGCAAGCATCGCTCAAAAAGATGTATAATAACGAAAGCCCGGCTTGGAAGAACTTTAAAAACGATATGTACCTAAAATGCGGCGTCCGCAAGGCAATAAAAATCGCCATGGCAAAAATCAACGTCAGCGGCACAATTCAAGCCCTGTTTGATGACGAGATGCAGGATATTCCCTCTCCTGCTCCCGTCGCCTCGCAAAAGACCGCCGAATTTGCCAGCCAGCAAGATGAATCATCTCCCGTCATCGACTACGATATGGCCGAGGCCGAGCGGATAGACGAAGACTTTAAACAGCAGTCATTCGCCGAGCTTCAGAACCAATTTGACTTTCGGAGGCAGAATCATGATTTATAAATGCAAAATCTGCGGCAGGGAATTTACGCCCCAAAACTACCGGAATGTTTGCTATTGCTCCGAAGAGTGCAAAAAGGAAGGCAACCGGCGCAATCAGCCCCGCCATCGGCACAGCGGGTATCTGTATACCCGCACCTGTCCGGTATGTCTTGAAGAGTTTAAGACCAACCACGCGCAAAAGGTTTTCTGCTGCGCCGAGTGTGCCGAGGAATACCGCCAGATTGCCGCCGAGGTTCTGCTGAAACGCCGCCCGGTTATCCGCAAAATGCTTGAAAAGGTAGCCGCTGACCCCGCAATCGACATTAATGAGCTGATTAAAAAGGAGTATCCCAAAATATGACAAACATTTGGAAAGACCATGCCAACACTGCGGTTTTATATGCCAAAATTTTCGCTGAAAAGATGAAAGCCGAGGCGGAAGCCGAACATAAAAAGCGTATTATCAAAGCCGGATACGACCTTATGGAAGCTATCCGCGACAATATTGTGTTTTATCAGGACGGCGAAACGGTACGCGATTTTCTCCGCGATATTAAGGAAGACCCGAAATTCGCGGTTGAGGTATTAAGCGAAAGAAACGTGCTGCAACAATTTATCAAATATGTGGAGGTTATCTATGAAAATTAATCTTCGGGGCAGACGCACCATCCTTAAAGTTCTACATATTCTGCCCCACCTTGCTAATTTTCTCTTGGGTGTCATCGGCGCAATTATGGTCGTACGGATTTACAGCCTCGCCGAACGCAATCTCGTTTTGGAAAATTACCTTTTGGCAAACGAAATCAACGACTACATTGCCGCCAAGCTGGAGGTGCAGAATGATTGATCTAATCAAAGATATTCAGGAATGGCACGAAAAGACGTTCCCGGAGTTTACCGCAAAAGACCAGGAGATGAAGCTCGGCGAAGAAATCAGCGAATACAGCGCAGCGATAGACACGCTGATTGCGACCGGATTGCAGTCAGACCTTGAAAAAATAAAGGAAGAGCTGGCAGACGTTATCATTGCCGCCGTCAACCTGTTGCGCTTCCCGGAAATCAAAACGCTTGTCAAAACTAAAATGACAGCCAACAAACAAAGGAGCTGGAAAGATGGACACCATGAGGAGCAGAAAAATGACAAAAACACCTGAAGAACTGACAGAGGACTGGAAAGCGGAAAAGTTGAAAGACGGAGCATACTATATTCAAACAGAGGTGGCAGATGAGTGATTTAACAGAGAAATGGCTGATAACGGTAAAACTTATAAGTTCTGCCGCCCCGTCCGCAGAGATGAAGTAACTTTTTATGAGGATAAGAATGATGAATGATTTTATAATATTCCTTTTACAATCTTTTGCATTACTTAGTATTTGTATTCTTATGTGGACATCAATCATAAAAGATTTAGCACAAATAAGAGCGGCGCAAAAGATTGAAATAGAATCTTTGTTACGTATGGAAAAATATTTAGACGAAAAGGATAAGAAAGATGAGAAAGCCTAAAATAACATTAGATGCCGAAGATACCGATTTGTTAAATCCTAATTTCGGGAAAGAAGCATATGAGGAACTTAAACAAATTAAATCCAGGGGAGAAATTGAAGAATATGGTTTTGAACTACGTCTTGACAGCTATTTTCAAAAAGTAAAACCCGGTGATATTATCCTGTTACATTATCCTGAAGTAGATATTTTTGCCGAAGTTAATGGACACGCCCTTTTTGAGTCCGGACGGCAACACCTATGGTTAAAATATAA